CCCATAACCTCCCATCCGTTTTGCCAGAACCGGACACCGTTGGCGCTGACGTACCAGCCTTCAGCCTTGAGCGGCGTCTCGTCGGCGTTGATGCCGGCACGAAACGAAAGCTTGATCGTCTCGAACATGGTTTAGAGCCCGCCGCCCCACGGGCCGCCCCAGCCAGAGTTGCCCCATGGCTGCTGCTGCCCGGACATCCAGCCACCGCGTTGCGCATTTCCGCTAAATGGTCCGCCAGCCCGCGCGCCGGCCGGCGCATACGACATACCGCCCTGCTGGCCGCCGATGCGCGACCCGTCCCATCCGAAATAAGACAGAGGATTGTTCTGGTCGTATCCTTCCAGTCGGCCCCCGAACGGCTGCGCATAGTTTTCGTTGATGATGCCGCCCAAGTAATTGTTGCCGAGAGTGTAACGATTATAGGCGTCCGTCTGCATCTCGCCGGACTGCGCTCTTTCGCCGGCCTTCTGCTGGAGCCCCGCCGCGACCTGTTCCCACTGGTTTTGCGGCGCCTGCCGCTCCACGTTGAATATATTCTGGAGAGAGCGCGCATTCATCCCATCCGGCCTCAAGGCAGCGGCCGGCTGCTGGCCGATGACCCCCGCGAGCAGTGAATCCAGAGCATCCCTTGCGGGATTCAGGGTGCTGGATCGGCCGTAGAGAAACGGATCGGACATAGGCTGCAATGTCGCGTTCAGCGACACGTCTATTGGCCCGCCGCCCTCAAGAAAATTGGAGGCATTGCTCGCCCCCATGTAAAGCGCATCCCCCTGCGTCGGGTCCTTGAACTGCGTCTGCGCCGCCAGATAATTCACCCACTCTGGCGCGACGTCGTTTCCAAGCCCGTTCCGGATAATGTCCTGAGGCGTCTGGTAGGTTCCTGTCATCGGCGTAAGATTCATCCGGGGATTTTCCGCCCACGCATCCAGCAGCGCGCGCGCCTCATCCACGGTTGGAATCCAATTGGAACCCCCTTCGATGGAGCCGTATTGAGTGCCGCCGTTGCGCCAATCACGGCTGCCCAGAGTATCGGTCGGGTCCAGAGCGTAGTATTGAGCATAGTTGCCGCTCTCATCGAACGATCCCGGAGCAAGAGTGTCCGGGTTGACGTACTCACCGTAGGCGAAGCGCTCTACCGGGTTCCATGAAAGCCCGCCCATGGCGGTGATCTGATCCACAAGCGTCTGCGCGGCGGCAGACTGCGACGCGTCCTGCGCGGCCAGCTTCTGTTGGTAAGAGGCCATTTGGCGAGCGTATTGCTCTTCATAATCACGCTTTGCCTGAGCCATGATTTCTGCATCGGTGCGGATAACCTGGCTCTGTACAGGCAGCGCTCCCGTGAACGGATTTGCCATGTTTAGGGCTCCAGCGTCGTGATGCGGGATTCATGGTCCGCGATGGTCGCAGCCTGCGAGGCAAGCAACTGCTCTTGCTGATCGATGATCGATTTCTGCTGCTCAATGAGCCGCAGCAACTGTGTCGTGACCTGCGTTGCCTCGCGGGCGATCTTCTTCTCGTTTTCCGAGGCGTTGGCCGCAACGGTGAACGTCGTGGAAAGGCCGGTGATGATCATGGGGTGACGCCTCTCGGTCTCGCCACCGCGCGCGCCACCTTCGCCATGCCGTCTGACGACCGCAGCCCGTTCAACGCGGCAGCAAATCTTTGCCCGAACAGGCCTAGACGCTCATCCTCGCGCATATATGGCGCAGCCTGCATCAAGGCCCCGAACAGATAGACGTTCGGGGCCTTGGTCAGGAGCCAGTTCACTGGATCGGCTTGCGTGAGCGCCGGGATTTTCTGGTAGTAGGCAAGCGTCAGATTGCTGGCCGACTTCGGATAAGTCCTGATCGACGTTCCATTGACCGCGAAGTAGGCTGCCCGCCCCAATCCCTGCCACGGGAATTCCTCTTCGCCATACCACCCGTCGACGGGCTCCAGCAATCGGTTGGGGTTGCTGCCGTCCGTCACCTGACGAAACTCCAGATAATCATCTGGAAGCGGCCCGACGCCATTCGTCAACGTGACAGTCGCGGTGTTCTCCATCTCCCTGACCCGGAGCGGTTCGACGCCGGGCTCTCCGTACTGCACGATGTTCTCGACCAGCGCGAAGAAATCGGGAATCGCGGCGAGGAACTTTGCGTCCCCCTCCTTCCACGCCCATTTGGCCACAGCGGCCTGCATCTGGGAGAAATCGGAAAGCGCCATCAGATGCGCCCCCTCTTCGTACGGAGATAAGCGTTGTCAGCGTCGTTGAGGTACTTCCGAATCCATTTCTCGTCGCCGTTGTTACGGGCCGGAACGATGTCGCGGAAATACTTGTCGAGCGGGATGGAGGCGACGATCTTGCCGTCTCCCCACCGCTCGCCGTCCTGTTTACTACGAAGTTCCTGATTGCGGTCGAGAACAGGGCCAACGCGTTCGTAAGTGCAGGTCTGAACCCCACCTTCAGGCAACGTCCTGATCCAGACGCGCGAATAGACGTCTTCCGCAAGAATTTCCCAGCCGTCGCCAGGCGGGCGGGAATCGAACGGATAGAGACCCGCAATCGGATCGTGTTCAGGCGCGTCCATCAGGCGAACGTGTGTTCCGTGACCTGTGCGATGCCGAGCTTCAGGGCACGGGCCGCTTCAGTCTTCGGGAGACGGATGGTTTCGCCCGCTGCGAGCTTCTTGAACACGCCAGCCTGCTTGATCATTTCGCCTGCATCGTCTTCGATCCAGATCGGCGCGTAGTTCTTGAGAAGCTGAACCTCCATCAACGGTTCGCCGCCAACGGTATCGCCTGCGAATTTCGGCTTCTCCGGCTCGGGGAACGCAGATTCCGCGATCACCATATTCTTCGCCACATCGGTCGCGGTCTTGATCGCAGCCATCTCATCGTCAGCACTTTCCTTGCGCGGACGGCCGGGGCCGCGCTTTTCATCTGCATCAGTCATGGAGTGTTCCTTGAATTGGAAAGGGCCGCCCGGAATGAGCGGCCCTCATGAAAAAGCTCGCGGTCAGGATCGATCCTGGATCGATCAGTGATCGCCCATCCACATGCCGATGATGGAGACGGTGCCGGTGACATCGATGTAAGAACTGGCATCGATGGTCGCGGCGGAACCCGACCAGTTGAGCACGATGTCGGCCGGCGTCGCCGTCCCGTTGATGGCGGTGGACTTCGCCCCCTCAATCAGGGAGCCGGTGCCGGTGCCGCTCGAAAGCGTGATAGCGATTTCGCCGCCGATATCGTCGTCGGTTGCGCCACCAAGCGCGCCGTCCGCCGCCGCAGCCTTTGCAACGGAGCCGATGCCAATGTCGAATGCAGCATCGCCCGCAGCCCCGGTCAGCGCCGATCCTTCGGCAAAGGCGGTATAGCTCTGCCGGCAGCCAAGAACGCTGAACGCGCCCTCCTTGAAATCGAAGAGCTTCAGCGCCCCGTACGAGCCGGAGCCGGCCGCGTCCGTGACAACGACGCGCGCCGCGCTGAGTGTGAAATCGAACTTGAACAGAGGGTACTCCACCTCGCGCACGACGAGGGATACGGAGCCTGAAGACGGCTGTGCCGCCTGCGCGCCGAACGCGCCAGCTTTCTCAGTAGTCATGGAATTGTTCCTTTGAAACGAAGATGGAAAGCGGGCGGCCGAAACCGCCCGTCAGCGATTAGCTGGAGGCGGTCATGCCGTAGATGTCGGCAATCACGCCGTGCGCCGCCTCGTTGCGGACGATCAGCGCCGTTTCGCACTTCAGGATGAAGCGTTCTGCGTCCGACGTCTTGGCCGCATCCGGGTCATCCTGAATCTTGCGCAGAAAGCCTTTGGCAACTTTCGTGCGGTCGATCAGGAACGCGTTGCGCGCCACCGAAGCGCCGGCCCGGCTCATCTGGCGGTTCGGAACCACGTCGATCAGACCGAAGTCCGAAAGATAGGCGTCCGCCGCGCCGACGATGGTCGACTGCTTGTTCGCCGACGCCGTGTAGCGCTGCTGGGCAACATCCGTATCCGACATGAAGGTCGAGAAGATGCGCTTTGCGTAGGGCGAAAGCATCAGGCAGTCGGGGTTGCCGCCGCTGTCGTAAGTGCTCTGGATCGTGTCGTCCAGAAGCGTCTTGGTCATGGCACGCTGGGCGCCGTTGGTCGCGGCATCCACAACACCGGTGGACGAATTGAACCCGCCGGAGGCCCCGCCACCACCAATGCTGTCGTTGGACTTCAACCACGCACGGAAGCCGGCAGTGCGGCGAGGAACGGCCGAAGAGCCCGCGCGTGAAGCCTGATTGGACAGGAACAGCGCCTCGATGTCGATGCGCAGTTCCACACCCTTCTTGTACTTCTCTCGCGTGGTCTCCTTGTCGCGACCGGCCTTGTCGACGGCCTCTTGCGTCTCGGAGACCTTGCCGCTCTTCGACATGATCTGGGTGTAGGTGCCCACTCGCGTCGT